TTTGGGGGTTCGCCCCCTTTTTTTGATATAGTTAACGCATGAAAAACGAAGAAGTTGCCGAATTTGTCGCCACGCTGTTTCATGCGGGAACAATCACGCACTTCCAGCATTTGCAAACGACTGAATACGCAACGCACAAAGCCTTGGGCAAGTTTTACCCCAAGATCGTAGACTTGGCTGACAGTCTGGCAGAAAGCTACCAAGGGCGCTACGACACTAGGATGAAGAAGTTTCCTGATGAACTGCACCAGCCCAAAGAAACACCGCATGAGTATCTGACCCAGCTAAAAGGGTTTGTGCAAGAAGCGCGAGAAGAAATCCCCCAAGATTCAGAACTGCAAAACATCGTTGATGAAATTGCTGATCTGATCAATTCCACTCTGTATCTTTTAACTCTGAAATGAGGAAATCATGGCTAATCTGATGAAAAACGAACCCAAAGGCTACGGCGCACAAGTCACAATGAAGGGCAACCCTGCCGCTGACATGAAGTCTGGCGAACAAGGCAGCGCCAAGAAGGGCATTCCTAACGCCATGACCAACAAAACTGGCGCTGACAAAAAATTTGAAGGCGGCAAAATGTCTGGTATTTGCTACACTCACGACCGCAAGTCTTGCCAATAAAGCGTAAGCCCCACCGTGAATAAGACGGCAGGGCTTACTGACCAAACAAAAAAGGAGGTTTTGAATGGCTGAAATGGATTCTAATTGCGGAAACTGCAAGTATTTCCGCGCCCAGCAAATCATGGGTATCTGTCGGTTTAATCCGCAACAGGTGAACAAACACGAAAAAGATTGGTGCGGTCAGCATCTGATTGTTGAAACTCAGGATGTAAAGGTTGATTTAGTTGCCCTGCCTGTGTACGACATAACCACCGATCAAACCACTCAGCCCCTAAAGCGCAAATATGAGAGGAAAGCAAATGCTAAAGCCTCTGTTTGACAGGGTGGTTGTGCGCCCCCAAGTGCGGCATATCTCCGACATCATCTATATCGACAACAAAGAACCCTTTAATGAGGGAACGGTTGTGGCGGTTGGCCCTGATGTTGAGGGTGTCCAAGCTGGCGACTTCATCAAGTATGGGAATGGGGATTACTTAAAGTGGCCCACTCATAAAATTGATGGGCAAGATTATCAAATCATTCAAGAAGCGGACATTTGCGCCGTTGTGGAGGCTTAAAAATGGCAACTAAACCTGGGCTTTACGCCAACATTCACGCTAAACAGGAACGCATTGAACGCCAAAAGGCGGCGGGTAAGACTCCAGAGCGCATGAGGTCGCCAGGAGCCAAGGGTGCGCCGACTGCCCAAGCGTTTAAAGAATCAGCCAAAACTGCCAAAAAGAAATAATCATGGCAAAGCACGATAAGCCCATTCCCCACAAGACCACGGGCAAGGGGAAAACCTACAACCCCACCGAAAAAGGTGCGGGAATGACCGCCAAAGGCCGTGCTGAGTACAACGCAAAGAACAATTCAAACTTGAAGCCACCAGCCCCAAACCCCAAGACCAAGGCAGATGCTGGACGAAAAGCCAGTTTTTGCGCTAGGATGGAGGGGGTGGTAAAACACTCTAAAGGCCCAGCAGAACGGGCTAAGGCCAGTCTAAAAAGCTGGAATTGTTAACCCTTTTGGAAGAAATAAAGGAAATATCATGGCAAATTCAATCGCAACAGGCGTTGCATACGCAGACCCAGAGTTCGTTTCAGTTCAAGTTGGTAACTCAACTGTTCCAGTAGCTGTAACGACAAGCGGCATCATTAACGGGGCTTATGCCACGACCAGCGCCGCAAGTGGCGACACCAGACTAACTTACCAGCGTCTGACGTTTAGTAGCACTGGTAGCGGTGAAACCATCCGAGCGTTCAGCGTTGTGACGGGCGCAGGTGCTGCCACTGGTGGAACGATCAATGGCGCACACCTGAGTTTGAGCGTTAATGGCGCTGGCACTATTTCTGGCGCTGGCAATGCTTTACGGGCTACCTTGGGCGGTACATCCACCAACCCAGGCGGCACGTTGGCGGCTATTCAAGCGGACTCTAACTTTGCATCTGGCGGTACTTGGACGAATACATCATTCATTCGTTTCACCAACAGCGGCACGGGTACGGTTCCCAACTTGTTTAACATCCCAGCAGCTTTGTTTGTGACCAGCACTGCCACCATTGCCAAGACTTTGAAAGTTGTGGCATCGGACGGTACGCCTTACTACCTCATGTGTTCAAGCGCAGCGTAAATGTTGAAGCATCCAAACCCTGAGATACAACTTCTGGTTGAGATGCTAGAGGGGCAGCGGGATTCCGCTATGGCGCAAGCCGCTGCCCTTTTTAGGGAAAACACCGAGTTGAAGCAAGCCTTACAAGAAAAGCTGGCCCAAGAATCCAAGGAGAAGGCAAATGCCGTTGATAGCATCAATGACCCCCAAGGCGCTGAAGGCCAACATTAAGGCAGAGATCGCCGCTGGCAAGCCACCCAAACAAGCGGTGGCTATTGGCTATTCAGTACAACGGGAAGCCATGAAAGAGGCCAAGAAGCCCACAAAGAAAAAGAAGTAATGAGCGAAATTGCCGATAAACTTCAAGAAGTTAAACGCCCTGTTGGGCGACCTTCTATGTACGACCCCGCATATTGTGAGCAGGTAATCGAACTGGGGAAAATCGGCAAATCAACAGAAGCAATTGGCGCTATTATTGGCGTTGGGACTAAAACTTTATACAACTGGCGTGATCAATTTCCAGAATTTTTACACGCCTTGGAGTTGGCAAAGGAATTTGAATTGCAATGGTGGGAGGACATAGCCCAAACCCACATGATTGAAAACAAGGAAAGCGACAAGATAAACGCCACGATTTGGTCAAGGTCGATGGCGGCAAGATTTCCTAAGAAGTATCGTGAAAGCGTAAAGCAAGAGATTTCAGGCGTTGATGGCGCACCTTTGCTCTCAGGCATCCAAGTCACCTTTGTCAAGCCCGAATGACTGATGTACAAGATGCCATTGCAAAGGCAGAATTCCCTGTAAAGCTGCAAGGCTTGTTTCAGAAGTCTCGCTACAAGGTTCTATATGGTGGGCGAGGCGGGGCAAAGTCTTGGGGGATAGCCAGGGCATTGCTTATCTTGGGGGCAAAGAACCCCATCCGCATCTTGTGCGCCCGAGAGTTCCAGACCAGCATCAGGGATTCAGTTCATAAGCTGCTGTGCGATCAGATCGAAAGCCTTGGATTGCTGGGGTTCTATGAGATCACTCAAGCCAGCATCAGGGGACGCAACGGCACAGAATTCAGCTTTGTGGGCCTAAAGAACAACGTTAGCAACATCAAATCCTACGAAGGCGTTGATATTTGCTGGGTTGAAGAAGCCCAGACCACAAGCCGTTTATCGTGGAACATCCTAATTCCAACCATCCGAAAGGGCGGGTCAGAGATATGGATTTCGTTCAATCCTGAGTTGGAAACAGACGAAACCTATCAACGGTTTGTGGCAAACCCCCCAGAGGATTGCATCACTATGCGGGTTAACTGGAGTGACAACCCGTGGTTTCCCGAAACCCTACGCCTAGAAAAAGATTCCTTAAAGCAAAGGGATGAAGAAGCCTATAACCAAGTCTGGGAAGGGCTATGCCGCCAAACTGTGGATGGGGCAATCTTTGCCAAGGAAATGCAACAGGCCGAGAAGGATGGGCGCATCACTAAAGTGCCCTATGACGCAACTAAACCCGTCCATGCGGTGTTTGACCTGGGTTGGTCAGACTCAACGGCAATCTGGTTCTTGCAGTTTGTGGGCATGGAGACAAGGCTAATCCGATACATTGAGGATGCCCAGAAAACCATCAGCTATTACTTGGCGACCATGCAAACATATGGTTATGTCTACGATACCGTTTGGTTACCCCATGATGCTGAGAACAAGACCTTGGCAGCGGCGGGGCGGTCAATTGATGACATTGTGAGGGCGGCAGGGTACAAGACCACAATCCTGCCAAGAGTGCCAATTCTGGACTCCATTAACGCCGCCAGGACAATATTCCCGAACTGTTACTTTGACCGTGAACACACCGCCGATGGGCTGGCTTGCCTGAGACATTACAGGTACGAAGTTGACCCAGACACGGGGCAATTCAGCAGAAACCCATTGCACGACCATTATTCCCACGGGGCAGATGCCTTTAGGTATATTGGACTTATGATCAAAGAACCCACTAAACGCAAGAAGCAAATGGTTGCCACAGCGGGTTCATGGATGGGATAATTACCCAAAGGGGTTTATATGGCTTACCAAGATGCAGACGGCACAAACGCCAAGATTAACGAAGCGATCAAGTTTTGGCGCTTGGTCAATGATTCGGACTCCACAAACCGAGCCGAGGCGCTAAACGACATTAAGTTTGCCGCTGGCGACCAATGGCCCGTTGAGATTCAGAATAGCCGCAATCTGGAAAGCCGCCCATGTCTGACCATCAACAAGATCGATGCCTACATCCGACAGGTGACCAACCAGCAAAGGATGCAACGCCCCCGCATCAAGGTTCACCCCGTCAACAACCTTGCTGACTACAAAATCGCCCAAGTTATCGAAGGCATCACCCGCCACATTGAGGTCAATTCCAGCGCAGACACCGCCTATGACACCGCATTTGACTATGCCGTGCGGATGGGCTGGGGCTACTGGCGCATTAATTACAAGTATGTGCGGGAAGATTCGTTCGATCAAGAAATCTACATTGATGCCGTTGAAAACCCATTCACCGTCTACTTTGACCCCAACAGCGTCAGGCCAGATGGTTCGGATGCCGAGCGATGCCTGATCACCACTGTGCTGGACAAAAAGATATTTCGGGAAATGTATCCAGGTGCAAACGATGGGGCCAACTTCCAGCAACGCAGCACAGGGGATGACACCTCTGCATGGGTGACCAAAGAGGATATTCGCATTGCCGAGTATTTTTACATTGAGCGTGAACGTGCCAAGCTGTATTTGCTGAGTGACGGCACAACATCTTTTGGTGACAGCGCCAACTTCTTTGCGCGGGTTGAGGCCGCTGGGTTGACTGTGGTTGATGAACGGGACTCATTTCGCAAGGCCGTTAAATGGGTCAAGATGACCGCAATGGAAGTCTTAGAGGAAAAGACATGGGCGGGGAAATATATCCCTGTTGTGCCTTGCTATGGCGCACAGGTAATTGTGGATGACAAGCGCAAGAAATACGGTTTGGTGCGGTTTGCAAAAGACCCCCAGCGTATGTATAACTTTTGGCGCACCAGCATGACCGAATCGGTTGCGCTTGCACCAAAGGCCAAATGGCTGCTGGCAGAGGGTCAAGACGAGGGCCATGAAAATGAATGGGCAATGGCTAACATCAAGTCCATGCCTGTGCTGAGATACAAGCAAAAGGACATTGAAGGTGTGCCAGCGCCAGCACCCACCAGACTGCAACCCGAGCCGCCACCCGCAGGGATTATGGAAGCGGCAGGGGCAATTTCTGCTGATTTGCAGATGGTGCTGGGCATCATGGATCCAAACCAATTGCCAAGCGGGAATATCTCAGGCAAGGCATTGGCAGGGCAACAGAATCAGGTTGATCTGTCAAACTTCCACTTTTACGACAATTTGACCCGTTCAATTGCTCAAACTGGGCGTATTATTCTTGACCTAATTCCCAAGATTTACGACACCCAGCGGGTAATGCGGATTATTGGGTCGGATGGTCAACCCGACATGACCACCATCAACGAGCAAAACGAGATTGGCGAGGTTCTAAACGATGTGACCGTGGGCGAATACGATGTGGTGATGGACACAGGCCCAGGATTCCAGACCAAGCGCCAGCAAGCGGTTGAATCCATGATGCCTTTGCTGACCAGCAATCAAGAATTGTTCAATATCGCTGGGGATTTGGTATTCAGAAACATGGATTTCCCAGGCGCAGATGTAATCGCTGACCGCCTTGCCGCCATGAATCCGATGGCAAACATTGACGAGAAATCCGACATACCGCCCGAAGCCCAGATGCGTTTGGCTCAATCTGAGCAAATGATTCAGCAGCTACAACAGCAATTGCAAGCGGCAGGGTTAGAGATTAACAACAGGGCGCAAGTGGCCCAGATCAAAGAGGAAGGCGCAACCAAGCGCAAGTTGATGGATGTGACCGCACGGGCGCACAACACCGAAACAATGGCAGAGGTTCGGGTTAATGACCAGAATACCCGCAGCATCACCAGCCAAAACAAGACCGAAATTGATGCCTTGGTCAAAATCCTGTTGGCAAGAATGTCGCCTGACCAATTGATGGGCGAGATTGAGCGATTAAACGCCGAGCAATTCCAATATGCCAATATTGCCGCCCAGGATATTAGCCACCAACCCAATCCCTTTATTCAACAAATGCCGCAATAATTGACATTGACATGATTTCGGGTAATATCGCCCAAACCTTACCAGTTGGGTCAACTGG